AGGTCGTGTTGGCGCTCACTTCGGGCACGCCGTATGGGTTGCCCTGCGGGCCGTACTGCTGGCCCTGCGGGTTGCTGGGGTTCTGGTTGGCGTAGCTCTCTTGCAGGGCCTGCTCGGTCAGGTTCCCGACGTTGGTGTGGGCGGCGGCTGCCAAGTCGGCAGGATTTATCTGCGCGTCCGGCTGGTTTGAAAGGTCGTTGAACGCCGCATCTATGATTGACTGCGGAGTCGGTGCAGGCGCTTCCGGTGGCGGGCCGGGTGGCGGGCCGGGCGGAGGACCGGGCGGCGGGCCGGGCGGCGGGCCGGGCGGCGGCGCGGCGGCAGTAGGAGCGGCGCTGGCGGGAGTTGTGCCGGTGGTGGTTGGAGCCGCGCTGTCAGGAACAGCGCCACTGACGCCCGGGTCGCCAAAGGCGCCGCCCGTAACGGGGTCCGCGGGAGGCCGTTGCCTCATCATCTGCAACAGGATCGCCCGCGCAATGGCGTCGCGACTCCCGCCGATGGCGTCGCCGCCGCCTTCCGGCGTGCTGAACGGGTTGATGCCAGCCTGCAGCGCCCTGAGATAGGCCTCTTGATCGAAATCCGCGCCAGGCTGGGTATTGTTGGCCACGATGCTCTCCTGTTCAAACATTCACGCCGGCGGGCTCGTAGACCGCCGCTATCGCGATTAGCTCCACGTCCGGCCGTGCCTGCTGCGCCACCGTGACCTGCACGATGGGCGCGTGCGAATAGCCGGTCTCGCCGATCGAGATCCACAGGGTGTTGCGCGCCGGGATGACGAGCAACGCCGGCTGGTCCCACTGCCCGTACTGCGCGATGTCGGCGGCCGATGGCGGGATAACGGCTCCCGCTGGTCCCCACAGCGCCTGGTCCCACACGTCACGCAAGCCCGGATCGGGGCCGGGAGCGGGCGGCTGCGGGATGACGATCAGGTTGTCGACCGTTGCCGCGAGCTGCGGGACGAACGGCTCGCCAGCGGATGACTTGAAGGTCGCGCGCGCCTGATGCCACACGAATTGCGCGGACGGCGCACCGAACATCTCCCAGCCGCCCACCAATGTCGCGACGTAAGCATGGCCGTCATCGAGGCCAGTGCGGTCGGCCTGCATGACGATGCCGTCCTGCGTGCCGAAGAACATGTCCGCGCGCATGCGGATGAAGCACGTCGCGTCGTATCCGAGAAACCTGCACCAAGCGCCCGTGATGTTATTGACCACCAGGCAGAACCGCTCGCCTGGCTTGCCGCCCGGAAGCGCAACGAAGTCGCCGCCATACTCGTCCCATTTCTTGGCCGTCCATGGCCACGCGCGCTTTTCCGCCACCGCTTCCCGCCATAGCGGCTTGATCGTGCGCGTGAGCATCGCAAGCTCGAGCTGCCCGGCTTCCTTGGTGATCGCTTGGCTTAACGGAATGATGCCGTCGACGGTGAGCAGCAGGAGGTCGCCGCCGACGCTGAGGTGCGCGTTCATGCCCATCGGCGGCGAGGTCATGTAGCGCCCCTCCTGCCGCCAGTTGGCTGCGTCGGAGGGGTTCGAGCCCGTGAAGATCAGCACCTCGCCTTCGCTCGTGATGAAGACGTTCTTGTCGTCGATGCCGTCGCCTGCGTCGAGCGACCAACTCGCGCCGGAGACCAGCTTTCCGCCGCGGGAGGCTGCCCCTGCCAGCGGTATCTTCGCCAGCAGGCCGCCGACTGAGTCGATCGGCAGATACCACGCATTCATCGAGCCGGCTTCGATGAAGTAGAGCCGGCCCCGATATTTCCAGACATAGCTCAGGTTATGGCCAAACTCGACCGCGCTGCCGGCGGGGCCGGTGATCTTGGCGGCGCCGTCCGTTGGCGCGGGCGCGCCCGCCGTGCCGTCGAGCGTCACCCAGCTCGTGCCATTGAACCGCAGCGGGTAATCACCGCTCTCGTTGCAGACGACCATCCAGTTGGTGCCGGTAGCACCTCCCGCGGCATTGGCAAGCTGCGCCGCGACGTAATTGCCGGATGTCTGGCCCGACTTGATCAGCACGGGCGTCGCGCTGGTCACATCGAATAGTCTGGTGTCCTGCCCGGCGTACATGCGCTGCACGTTGCCGCTGACATATTCGAATGCGGAGATGACAGGCTTTCGCGCGATGGACGTGAGTAGTATGGTCCAAAACGTAGGGTTAGCGGCACGTTCCTGGGCAAATGTTGTGGGCGAGGCCGCGCTGATGTGGGTCACCGCGGCCTCCCACACTATCCCAGCGGTGGAATCGTAGGCGAGGTCGCCGTTCTCATAAGAATGCGCGTTGAGCCAGGCGGGGTAGTCGAGCGCGTGCAGGTCGCACCACCGCACAAACCCGCCGCGCAGCTTCACGCCGCGCGTGGTCGGCGCCCAATTGTCCTGCACCAGCGCCCCGCCGGGCTGCATGTAGGCTTCGTTTTCGTTCTGGATGATGCCGCGCGTCGGCGCCGGGATCGTGATCGTGCGCAGGTGCTGCGCGACCTGTTGGTCGACCGGCTGGCGGCGGAAGGCGGCATGCGCGCTCATGATGCATCACTCATGGCGTCGGCACCTGCCAGGGATACGCCGTGCGGGCGTGCGCCGAGATCGGCAGGCGATCGATGATGATCGGCGCTGGACTGTCGGTCCCCATACCAAGCGCCATGGCATCGCCCCAGGTGCCCATGTCCTCGGCGTAGGGCGAGCCCTTGTTGGCCTTCCACTGCCAGAGCATTCCGAGCTTCAAGATGCGCTCGGGCAAGCGGTAGGTGTCGCCGTCGGCCACGAAGCGGTCGCCGAAGCCAGTCGACGCCAGCGCGATGGGGTTCTTGTCGAGATAAGAAAACCTCGCCGTGACGCCGGTGCCCATGATCGGCCAGATGTGCATCTGGCCGCCAAAGATCGTCCATTCGCCCCAGGCGTGGGACCAATTGGCCGAGCGGCGTTGCAGCCACTCGTCAGTGTTGGGGACAAACTGCATCGGCTGCAGCGTCGAGGTCGAGCGCCAGACGTGTGAGTTCGTCAGCATGCGCGAGTAGTCGGCCGGCAGGGGGAATGCCTCGGCACCGGTCATGACGTTGCCCACCAGCACGCCATTGCCCGTGAACGTCGTCTGCTTGCGCAGCATCGTCCAGTCGCGCATGTCGCCGGCGATGCGCTGCGCCATCTCGTTGGCCAGCGCCAGCATTTCAAACATGGTCCGGTTGGCGTTGATGTTCGCAACCACGGACGGGGTCTGATGGACACCGACCGCGGCACAAACATCGTTCACCACCGTTAAAAGCGTCATTTACGCCGCCTTGTTGGGCCGTGCCTCCGCCGCCATCCTGAGCAGGTTCTTGCGGCTTGGCGTGCCGACCGGCTCCACGCCGGTGTGGGTCGCGATGTAGTCGCGCAGTTGCTCGACGCTCATGTCGTCAAAGGCGGTGTCGGTAGGACTCTCCTCGGCAGCGTTTGTAGGCGATGGGACGGCTTTCCCCTTCAGTATCGCGTTGTCGGCTTCCAGCACTTCCGCACGCGCCCGCAGCGCTTCCAACTGCGCCCGCAATTGCATGTCGGGGGCAGCCTGCATGGCCCTGGCGATGTACTCCTCCGCCTTGTTCTTGAGTTCGCGCCCGTTATGTCCGAGGTTTTTCAGCTCCTGCCCGTCGACGGCGGCGAGCGCCTCGACCGTGTAGACGTTGAGCGAGCGCAGCTCGGCACGCTTCGACTCGGTCAGGAACGGCACCATCGCCAGCGGCGTGCCCGACGCAGTCTGTGCTTGGTGCTCCTTGAACTGCTGGTATTGCCGGTTGAACCGCTCGGCGTAGGTCACCTGCCGCTGCCGGCCGGTATAGGGATCGTCCACCCACGCCCATACCGCGTTCGCCGGCTGCACCGACGAATTGCGCGATCCGGGGCCGCGGATCTCCACCTGCTCGACATCGTCGAAGATCGGCCGGCCCGCGAGTTTGCTCTTGTCCTCATTTTCGAGCGCAAGAGTCTTGAACTGCACGATCAGCAGGTCGTCGGGATTCGTCGCTGGCATGTGATTACCTCGTTACATCGCTGTTACGTTTTGTGAGCTTCACCGCCCGCCCGGAGGACCGAGACGGGCGGTGAAGCTGTAGGCCGCCGCCCGTCTCCTGGATCGGG